ATCGATGAGGCGGCTGAGACAGTTGTCAATAATCAAGCACAAGCTGATGCCGATGCGCTTGTGGCCCGTTGGGGGGGTCTTCGTGCAACACGTAATGCGATGTTAGTTGATAGCGACTGGACACAGATTGCTGATTCGCCCCTCGCAGATGAGGTTAAGGTTGCATGGGCAACATATAGACAGGAATTACGTGATCTTCCAGCATCAACTCAAGACGTTGCTAATCCAGTTTGGCCGGATGCGCCTGAGTAATATGCAGCTCTCAATGTCTCTGATGACGATTATTGGATTTGAACCAAATTAATTAACAAACAAATACTTTATAAATAGTAGAAAAAGGATTTAGTAATTATGGCCATTCCAACAACTAAAGCTACTTTTAAGAGTTATTGTTTACGTGCTCTGGGTGATGGAGTTATTGACATTAATATTTCTGATGATCAAGCTGATGACCGAATAGATGAAGCACTTCAATATTTTGCTCAGTATCATTATGATGGTATTGAAAAGGTATATCTTAAACATCTTATTACATCTGCTGAAGTTACGAGAGCTCGAGCCAACGCTTCTACAACAGGAACAGACACGGTTGACAGCGACATTACAGCAACATGGAAAGAAGGCACAAACTTCATTTCACTTCCCAGTGCTGTTATTTCGGTAATACAGGTCTGGCCTTTGAACGATACTGGTGCGGGTTCTAGTAATATGTTCGATGTGCGCTATCAACTACGTCTGAATGATATGTTTGATTTATCTTCAACATCCGTAATGCATTATCAAATGACAATGGATAATCTTGATCTTATAGAACATATTCTTGTCGGTGAAACTCCTATCAGATTTAATCAACATCAAAACAGATTATACATTGATGCTGACTGGGAAAATGATTTTACTGCTGATGTAGATTATATTATTGTGGAATGTTATAGAAAACTTGATCCTACTACATACACTGATATCTATGATGATATTTACCTTAAACGATATGCTACTACTTTAATCAAGAAACAATGGGGGGCTAACCTTTCCAAGTTTAGTGGCGTGACAATGTTAGGTGGCGTAACCATGAACGGGGAAACACTTTATACGCAGGCGGTAGAAGAGCAAACCAAATTGGAAGAAGAAATTAGTTTAGCGTTTGAACTCCCTGTGAACTACATGATAGGTTGAAACACACACTTTTTGTGGAGTATAATTCATGGCTGTTAATAAACATTTTCATACCAATGGCGCTGTAGCAATATCTTCAGAACAAAATCTATATAAAGATTTGGTTGCAGAGGCTATTCAGATTTACGGCCATGATGTTTATTATTTGGATAGAACACTTGTTGCTGAGGATACTATATGGGGTGAAGATGCGCTTTCCAAATTTAATACTCAATCACCTATAGAAATGTATATGGAAGATGCTGATGGAGGATATGCTGGCGAACGTGAACTCATGTCTCAATTTGGACTACAGAATTTAAGTGAAGCAACTTTTGTTGTTAGTAAGTCACGATTCCAAGAGAAGACAAAACAAATCCAAATTGAAACCGCCACAGATTCAAGTTCTTCTGGTTCTATTTTATTGGAAGCAGGAAGCTTATTTACATATACAGATGCTGGTGATAATATACTAATGAATGGAACCGACAGTGCTTCCTTAAATGCTGGAGATGAGATTCTGTTAGATAGAACGCAATCTGATGGAACTGATGCTGGTGATAAGATTCTATTAGATGGAACCGCTGTTAGTACCGATCTTAAACTAGAAGGTAGCACGTTTTATATGCTTTCTGAAACCGCTGCTACTGATTCTGATAGGCCATTGGAAGGAGATGTTATATATCATCCTACTCTTGGAAAATTGTTTGAAATTAATTTTGTGGATCATGATGAACCTTTCTATCAACTAGACAATAATCCTGTATATAAAATGCGTTGTCGCTTGTTTGATTATAGTTCTGAAGTTTTGGATACTGGTATTACTGCGATTGATGAGATAGAAGATGACTTGTCACGACAGGCTCTCATTTATCAATTTACGCTAGAACAATCGTCTGCTGTAAACGAAGATATCAGATTGGAGTGGGGCGTTGCTGATGCTGGTCTTGTATTAGAGGAGACAGCAGGCGATAATATTATTGGTGAAAATGATTCTAGTTCTGTTGGTGAAAGTATCATACTTGAAAATGGTTCTTATCTCTTGAATGAGGCATATATAGTAGGAGATTTTGATCAGGATAAGACAACACAAAACGAATTGTTTGATTCATTAGATGATACAATTTTAGATTTCTCAGAAAAAAATCCATTTGGCGATGCGGGTTATGCGTAATGTTAATCTTACATTCACCGAAAACATTAATTACTTTAAATATTTTTTACTGGCAACCAGACTACGAGAATATATTACAACAATTTATATGGCAGACAATGGACATTAAACCAAAGTATCCAAGAGTACGCACATTTCTAGACTACTGGCATAACAATATAGACGCTGTAGTAAGTGAAGTAATAATATGTGATAGCGAAAGGAGCATATAATGTTAGGAACTCAGTTCTATAACGAAACTATCCGAAATGTGGTTGTAGCTTTCGGTACGATGTTTAATGATATACATCTGGTTCGTAAAAATAATAGTGGCACAATTATACAGACAATGAAGGTGCCTCTTGCCTATGGCCCACGTCAGAAATTTCTGGTACGTTTGCGTGAAGATGCTGATTTAACCAAGCAAGTTGCTGTAACACTTCCAAGGATTGGTTTTGAGATCACAGGGTTAAGCTATGATCCTGCTCGTAAACTAAATCGTGTTCAAAGATTTAAGAAAGTAAAGAGTGGTACTAATAAACAATTAGAATCACAGTATATGCCGGTTCCTTATAATGTTGATTTTGAATTATATGTCTTGTCAAAACAATCTGATGATGCTTTACAAATTGTAGAACAGATTCTTCCATTTTTTCAACCCGATTATACGGTCACGATTAACGATAATGCGGCGATGGATTCAAAAAGAGATGTTCCTGTTATTTTGAATAGTGTTAGTTATGAGGATGATTATGAGGGAGAATTTACTTCCCGACGATCTATCATATATAGATTGGGGTTTACCGCAAAGTTTTATCTCTATGGTCCTATTACTTCTGCTAAGGTTATCAGAACAGTGATGGTGGATCAATACACAGATATGCCAGATCAGTCTCCGAAACGAGAACAGAGATATACAGTTACACCAGACCCAACAACGGCTGATGCTGATGATGATTTTGGATTTAACGAAACGACTTCTTTCTTCCAAGACGCTAAGGTATATGATCCAGTAACAGATACAGATGTGAGGGCGCCAGCAGAAGGAACTGATTAATGATGAATAATAAAATTGATGAAGAGTTAGGTATTGTATCAAAGGCTTTACATCATATTCCTTGGAAAACAGATGAACAACAAAAAATTGAAGTAATGCCTTCTCCGTCACAACATCTGGAAAATGATGATAGTGATTTGGCGAAAGATTATGAATATCAACGAGACAATTTTTACAATTTAGTTGAGAAGGGTTCAGCTGCGATTGATGGGATACTTGAACTTGCAAAGGAAAGTGAGCATCCAAGAACATACGAGGTTGCTGGAAATCTTATCAAACAAGTCGCGGAAGTTACCGAGAAACTAGGCGACTTACAGGAGAAGATGCGAAAGCTTAAAGAGTTTCCCAATACAGCACCAAAGAGTGTGACGAATGCATTATTTGTAGGCAGTACTGCTGAGTTACAAAAAATGATAAAAGGAAAGTAATGAGTAGAGAGTTTAAAAATGTCAACTGACTTTAATGTATATAAACGTAACCCAAATCTTAAAAAGGCTAATATTCAACAAGAATGGTCAAAGGAAGAGGTTGAGGAATATACAAAATGTATGAAAGACCCAGTATATTTTATTGAGAATTATATAAAGATTGTATCTCTGGATGAAGGTCTTATTCCTTTTAACATGTATGGGTTTCAAAAGGAAATGGTTGGAACCTTTCATAGTAATCGTTTTACTATTGCAAAAATGCCAAGACAGAGTGGAAAATCAACGATTATTATTGCTTATCTGCTTCATTATGTTTTATTCAATTCGAGTGTAAATGTGGCTATTCTCGCCAACAAAGCTACAACAGCTCGCGATCTATTGGGAAGATTGCAACTTGCATATGAACATCTACCGAAGTGGCTTCAGCAGGGAGTTATGTTATGGAATAAGGGTTCTTTAGAACTTGAGAACGGTAGTAAAATACTAGCATCTTCTACTTCTGCAAGTGCTGTTCGTGGTGGGTCTTATAATATTATTTTCCTTGATGAGTTTGCATATGTGCCTGCTAACGTTGCAGAACAATTTTTCAGTTCAGTCTATCCAACAATCTCAAGCGGCAAAACCTCAAAGGTTATGATCGTATCAACACCACATGGCATGAATATGTTTTATAAAATGTGGGTCGATGCTGAAGAAGGAAGAAACTCATATATTCCAATTGAGGTTCATTGGAGTGAAGTTCCTGGCCGGGATGAAAAGTGGAAAGAGGAGACAATCAAAAATACCTCTGAATCACAATTCAATACAGAATTCAATTGCGACTTCCTCGGCTCTATTAATACCTTAATTGCTCCATCAAAGCTTAAAGTCCTAGCGTATAAAAATCCAATAAAGACAAATGCAGGCCTGGATGTATATGAATATGCGAAAGAGAATCATACATATATGATGTCTGTTGATGTATCAAGAGGAACATCAAAGGATTATTCTGCTTTTGTAGT